TAATCCCCGTTGTCGATGACACGCACGGAACCGAGCGGCTCAAGAGCGCCGACGGCCGTCAGGTCGTGATTGCCTATCCATCACTACGGCAAACAGGAGAAACATCGAACTCCTATCAGGATCAACTCCCGGCCGCCATCTTCGTCCTCGAAAAGGCAATGGCCGGACAGCGTACCGATAAAGATGAACTCGAACAATATCTGTCGATGCTCGCTACGGTCGATATGATTTTGAAAACGTTACGGGCGGACACTCTGGGATATAACGCCTGTCCCCGTTTGGCCGGCATGACAATCAAGGTTGCAAACACGGTTCCGGTATACAAAGTATTCGGGAGCTGGGTCGGCTGGATGATCGAGATCGAATTCTGAACTCCGGCAAAATAATTGCAGGAATAAAAATATTCCTTTTTTATTTGCAAGGGAATAATTTTATTCCTACATTTGTACCAGAAACCAAATGACTGCACAATGCCCATACTTTTTTACTATTTAGGACTGAAGTTCTTTTTTTACTCGAACGATCACGAACCGGTTCACGTACATGTCAGCAACGGAGAATGTGACGCAAAATTCATGATCGAACCAGAGACAAAATTGATAGAAAATTTCGGTCTGAAGCCACGAGAGTTAAAACACGCCCTCATGGGGATAGAAGAGAACAAAGAGGTGATTATTGAACGGTGGAAGGAGTTTTTCGATAAATAATACGAATATGAAAGCGCAAAAGATATGGTTCGAAAATGGTCGGATTTTCCTGACGACCGACGACGGCCGGACGGGCAGTCTGCTTCTCCGCGCTTTCCCCCGTCTGGCACGGGCAAGCGATGAGCAGCGCATGAAATACGAATTATCCCGGTCGGGTATTCATTGGCCCGAACTGGACGAAGATTTAAGTTTCGAGGGCTTTTTTGACCAGCCGGCGGAAACGTCGGACAACCGGGTCGCAATGGCTTTCGCCCAGTTCCCGGAAATCAATGTCCGCCAGATGGCTCGGCGCATGGGTATCAATGAAACCTTGCTTGCAAAGTATATATGCGGGTACTCCAAGCCCTCGGAAAAACGTGCGAAGGAGATCGAGGCCGCGCTGCACGACCTCGGACATAAATTAACACAAATCTCGATCTGATATGTTCGGAGCAATAGGCATAGGTTTACTTTTCGCGTGGCTGCTGGCCAGCTATCTTTCATCTTCGCCAAAGGTGAAAAAGTAGATCATGCAAAGTAGTACGTCCAGAAGATCGGAGATTTTATCGTTGCGCATTCATATTTTTCATAATTCGCTTGCAAATATTGCGGGGGGGGGTATCTTTGTAAAGCAAATCTTAAACCTACTTGAATTATGAAAAAACTGTTATTCTTGTTTATGGCCGTATTGGCCTGCAACTACGTCATCGCACAGCAGAAAGTTTACTGCGAAATCGTGGGAACGCAAAAATTTGCGAAATCTCAAGTAACCGTGGGGATTGATTTTGGGCAAGAGGATGCCATGCGCACCAATGCGCTGGGTGGTGTGGCCTCACGAAATAAGCTCGTAGGTGATGACGGAAAGCCTCTTTCTTTTAACTCGATGGTTGACGCAATGAATTACATGGGATCGCTCGGCTGGGAATTCGAGCAGGCTTATGTTGTTACTATGCCCGGAATGGGTGGCGGTCAAAACGTCTATCATTGGCTATTGAGCAAATATATCGGAGAAAACGAATCAGGAACGAATGGCTTTAAAACACGGGGGCAATACGAAACAGAAACAGCCCCATGCATGCAGTAGCGATGTATAGACATACAAGCAATGAATTATTGCATTAAAAATCATTTTTTCCAAAATATTATTTATATTTGCAATGCTAAACAATCTCTACGGCAGATGATGTCCGTCGAAATATACGGGCATTTTTTGTGCGTATAAAATTTTATGTGGTTTCGTACCCCCGTGCCGTGCGGTTAATGCCCCGGCGAGCCGTAGAGGTGTTTAGCAGCGGGAAAGACGAAGCCACATTTTGTTTAACGGTTTAATGCTAAAACCTCTATGAAAAACACGAAAATCGGCGAGACCTGCCTTGCTGTATCCCGTATCGAGAGCGAATTTCTCTCAAAGCTGATCGAAACGGTCAAATCCCAAAGCGAAATGATTGCCCGACTGACCGCAGAACGGGCCGAACTACAGAGAAGAAAGATGCAAGCCGACCGACGGCGGCAAGAAGTTTTCCGCCTACCGACCGACAGATAGCCCTTATTCAACCTGTCCTTTGTAGCCGCCTTCGGGCGGCTACTTTTGTTGCAAACTGCAACAAATGACTGTCAAAGGAGAGTACATACGGCGCACTTTGCTCGATGAATCGAACCGCTGGCTGAAGAACCAGAATACAGTGCTGGCAACGAAGCTCCACTCCCGCACCGGCCGACTGGTCAATGAGCGTTCTATGTCTGTTTCCGAACAGGGCGAGATGTCGGCGACAATGACCTACCAGCACACGATCGAAGAACGGTT